CTGAGGTGCTACTCAAAATTGGGGGGACGTCGGCGCATCGCGCCGCACGCCAAGCACGAAGAGGCACGCCTGCTCGCTGCCGCCGTTGAGGCGCACCGCCGTGCCGGCGGCACTTATGTCGTGATCGACAACGCCCCCTCTCCGCACGCGCCTCGGCGCCAGCTCGGCGTCTAAGGAAGGTCATGCAAGAGGATCTGCGGCAACAGGTGCTGTCCCGATTAGAGCGGGATTACGGACTCAAGCATCGTAGCGGTACCGAGTACATGCGCGGCGGCAAATGCCCGTCCTGCAGCAAGAAAGAGCTGTACACCAACCATCTCAAGCCGTGGGTGGTGAAGTGCGGCCGCCAATCCAAGTGTGGGCGCGAGCTGCACGTCAAGGATCTGTACGACGACCTGTTCGACGACTGGTCCAAGCGCTTCCAGCCAACGGCAGCGGCTCCCAATGCTGCGGCCGATGCCTACCTGCAGTTCTCGCGTGGCTTTGACCTGGCACCGCTGAAGGGTCTCTACACCCAGGACAGCCACTACGATCGCAAGATCAGCGCCGGCACTGCAACAGTGCGCTTTGCGCTGGTCAAGGGCGGATGGTGGGAGCGCCTGATCGATCGTCCGCATCGCTTCGGCAAGCAGAAGGCGCGCTTTGCGCCAGGCCAGAGCTATGCAGGGGTGTGGTGGGCCGCGCCTGCCGCGCTCAACGCCATGCAGACGGCGCGCGAGGTGTGGATCGTTGAGGGCATCTTTGATGCGATCGCGCTCCTGCAGCACAGCATGTGCGCAGTGTCGGCCATGTCCTCCAACGCATTTCCGGAAGAGTCACTGCGCGAGCTGGCCAAGGCACGCATGGCCGATCTTCCGACGCTCGTGTGGGCACTAGACAACGAGCCGGGCGCCCGTGCGTACACGCACAAGCACATCAAGCGCGCAGCGGCATTGGGCTTCGATTCGCGGGCCGCGCAGATCGTCCAGCGCGACGGCAAGAAGGCCGACTGGAACGACCTGCATCTGCGTGCTATCGCGTCCGATGATCCGAAGCAGTGGGACACCGACGTCAAGGAAGCCCGCTACCAGGGAGACCTGCTAGTGGCCCGCTCGGCGGTGGACAAAGGCCTGCTGATGTTCGAACACGACGGCCGCAACGACTTCTGGCTGGACTACCGCTCTCGCCTGTACTGGTTCGACTTCGATACGCAGCGCTTCGACAAGCTGCGCAAGGAAAAGCTGGGCGACATCGATGCTGACGACGGCGACGAAGTTGCGGCCGAGGATCTGAAGAAGATCAAGCGCGCCGCCTGTTCCGTGCAGAAGATTGCCAACTGCTACCCGGAAGCCCTGTATTTTCAGCGCCAAGAGGTCACCGACGAAAGCTGGTACTACTTCCGCGTCGATTTTCCGCACGACGGTCCGACCGTAAAGGGCACCTTTACCGGTGGTCACGTCGCGAGCGCCTCCGAGTTCAAGAAGCGCCTGATCTCCCTGGCCGCCGGCGCCATGTTCACCGGCACCGGCCACCAGCTGGACCGCCTGATCGAAGAGCAGACCGAGGCGATCAAGACGGTGGACGCCATCGACTTCGTGGGCTACAGCAAGGAGCACCGCGCCTACCTGCTCGGCGATATGGCCGTGCGCGACGGTGAGCTGGTGACCGCCAATGAGGAGGACTATTTCGAGTTCGACAAGCTGCGCTTGAAGACCACCCAGAAATCCATCTGCTTGGAGATCCAGCGCGACGCTGAGGCGTTCCGCGTGGATTGGCTACCGTGGCTCTGGCAGTGCTTCGGCACGCACGGCATGGTCGCCATGACGTTCTGGTTTGGCTCGTTGTTCGCCGAGCAGATCCGCGCCGGCCACAAGAGCTTCCCATTCCTCGAAGCCACCGGTGAAGCCGGCGCCGGCAAGACCACGCTGCTGACGTTCCTGTGGAAGCTGCTGGGCCGCTCCGATTACGAGGGCTTCGACCCGGCCAAGTCATCAAAGGCTGGCCGTGCACGCGCCATGGGCCAGGTATCCGGCATGCCCGTCGTCCTGCTGGAGGCCGACCGCAGCGAGCCGGACAAAGCGCACTCCAAGACGTTCGAGTGGGATGAGCTGAAAGACTTCTTTGGTGGCGGCACCCTGGCAACACGCGGCGTGCGCAATGGCGGCAACGAGACCTACGAGCCACCGTTTCGCGGCACGATCGTCATCACCCAGAACGCTGCGGTGGACGCCAGTGAAGCGATTCTGACGCGCATCGTGAAGCTGCACTTCAAACGGCCGCAGGTCACCACCGAAAGCCGTATCGCGGCCGATAACCTCAACGCGCTACAGGTCGAAGAAGTCAGCCACTTCCTCGTGCGTGCCATCCGCCAGGAGCGCGCCATCCTCGATCTGTTCGCCGAGCGGGTGAAGGTGTTCGAGGCCAAGCTACGCGCGCAGCAGGATCTGCGCCTGGAACGTGTCATCAAGAACCACGCCCAGATGCTGGCGCTGTTCGACTGCCTGCGCCTGGTCATCACCATCCCTGACGAAATGGTCGAGCAGACGCGGCTGGCGCTGTTGGACATGGCGCTGGAACGGCAGAAGGCGATCAGCGCCGACCACGCGATGGTCAACGAATTCTGGGAGGTCTACGAATACCTCGAAGCCACCGGCCACGGTAAAGCCGTCGTCAACCACAGCCGCGACGCGCAGCGCATTGCGATCAACCTCAATCACTTCGCGGCACGGGCCGCGCAGTTCAGTCAGCCCGTCCCCGACCTCAAGGTGCTGCGTGCGTTGCTTGGGGACTCGCGCCGGCACAAGTTCATCGGCGCCAATGTGGCAGTGAACAGCGCGGTTCTCAAGGATGAGCACAGCGGCGCCGGCACAACTGTGAAGTGCTGGGTGTTCTCGAAATGATCGCCGCAAACTTCCGCATGTTTCCATTGACAAGCCCCAAGGATCGGAGCGAGTATTCCTACGTCACCGCACAATCGGTGGCCGGGCTTGGCGGCCCGAATGTCAGCGGCGAAAGCCGCATCGAGCATGCTCTGCGGCTTTTTTCGTGCCCGGCGTTGTCCCTTTTTTATGGACGGTCGGACGGGGAGGCTGCAAAGCCTGCCGGCGCTGACCCGGTCCGCCAACCCCGTTCGGTCGTCCACCCTGCTTGGCGGCGTGGTGGACGGTTCGCTCATCGAACTGGAGTCAGCACCATGTCTTACAACACTCAAGAAGCGCCCGCGTCAGCGGCGCGCCAGGTCGCCCATTATTTCGGCCTGATCGCCAACACCCTCGAATGGAACCATGCCGCCTGGCTGAGCCTGATGGCTCGCCTGGAAGGCACTGGCAAGGCGATCCACTCCCTCACGCTTGCCGACGTGGCTGCAGCCATCGCTGCTGTCGACGCATTGCTGGGGGAGGCGCAGCGATGAGCGCCAACAAACAATTCCGCGTCTGCGCTGGCGTCGTCCTCAGCTTCGAAATGATGCAGGGCTACGTCATGGTGATGCTGCACTCCGATGCGCTACACGATGTCCCACCGGTTCTGATTGCCTGCGAGTCGTTCGCAGTCGCTGATGTGATGCTAGGTGGCGATAGCCAAAGCATCGTGCTTGGCCGCTTGCATGTGTGCATGCGCGCCGACTGCGCGGCAGAAGTGTTCGATTGGTTGCAACGCCGTTTTCTTGCTGCGGGAGGTGCGCGATGAGCGCTGCCCGTCTGCAGGACTTGCTGCCCAGCGATGCCGACTACGCCATCAACGAAGAAGAGCACGACCGCCTATGGCGTGCGCAGCAAGCGGCTAGCTTGCTGGCCGCAATCAATCACGACGTGGCAACCCGCGCAGGCGTAGGCCACGACGGCGTTTCCGCGATCGCCGATTACATCCGGGAAGAGTTGCTGGACATTTTGTCGAGCGCTCGGCATCTGCGCGAACCACTCAATCCGCCTACCGGCGCTGATCTTATCTGACCTGTTTCAGCGGGTCCGGCGGGCGGTGCGTCAACACCGCCCCTGGACCTTCCATCAACGAAGCTCGAGGAGAGCCACATGCAACAGCACGCTGTCACACGCCCGCTAACTTCCAGTGCCGGACCCGGCGAGCAGGCTATCACGCCCGCCGGAATCGGCTTTGACCTTGCCTTAGGCAAGGATTGCAGCGCGATCGCTACGCTCTACATCACCCACGACGCGGTCGTGGTGGTGGCTGCGCTGACCATGGGGCAGCACAGCAGCGCGACCCAACGCTGGGAGCGTCGCCGTGGTCCGGGCAAAGGCTGGAAGCTGATTAGCGGCCCACGCCTGTTCACCAATGAGGCGGACCGGATCAGCAATGCGCTGGCCGATTTCATGGACGATCTGGACTTCCCGTTCGACCTGGCCAACATGCTGCCGCGTCGCCCGACTGCCGCCGCCGAGGCAGCGATCGCCGCTGCTGCGCTGGAGGTGGCCCATGCTTAATTTGGCCCTGATCTTGATCGCGCCAACGATCGGCGGCGCGCTGCTGTATCGGCTGCGGCTCACGCGCCCGGCGCGCGTCGCCCACAGCGGGCTGGCGGTGGGACAAATCCCGCAGCGGTTGCGTCGTCGTGGTGCCATGGCTGTGCGCCGGGCGGTGACGCATGGCTAATTCGATCGTGGTCTATGGGCCAATGGCAAGCGGCAAGACGCTCAACGCTGACGCGATCTGCCAGGTCTATAGCCTCAAACGCGTGGTGGAGTTCGACGAGCGACTGCAGCGCAAGGGTGATGACTGGCAGCTGGCCCAGCACGATGTGCTCATGCTGACCAATGATCGGCTGCTGGCCGAACCAACCGCGCAGCGCCTGTGCATTGAAGCGGTTGCCATCGCCGACGCGCACGTGCGCGTTGGCGCTGCGTGGAGGTCACCACGATGACGCTCGATCGCGTGATTGCTGTGAGCCGAGCGGCGCAGCACTACGGCGGCTCCGGTCCGCTGTCGACGGGCGAGGCCTTGACGGCTGCACTGGTGCTCAACCGACACGACTGGCTCGCGGACATGGACTACACCATCGCCCAGGCGCTTGATCGGATTGACGAGGATTCAATCGCGCATCTGCGCCAGGCAGAGAAGGCGATCGGGAGCAGCGCTGGGGAATCGGAGGGAGACCACGCATGACGCAGCGCGAGATCTCGCACCCTGAGCCGTTGCCCGCTTGCCTGGCTGGTCACGCAGGCCGACACATCGCGGATGGCCGCCGCCTGCAGGCCGGTGGCGGGCACGTTATCGAGTGCCCCTGCGGGCGCACCAAGAAGCACGCCGGCTTCGACGAAGCGCTTGCCGATTGGAAGCGGATGCACCGCATCCGTGTGCCACGCCAGACGGCGCCAGCCGACAGCAACGTGATGCAGCTCGGGCTGCGCCTTCGCGGAGGCGCCACTCAATGAGCGACGAGGACACAGAAGTCCACCGGCGCCAGTGTGAGGCGCGCTACTGGCTGCGGCAGGGCTACACCGACGCCAAGTCGGTCGGCCTGCTACAGCAGCTGATCGCCGCCAAGCGCGGTGATCAAGCGGCAAAAGATCTGCGCGAGGAGATGCGGGAGCAATGGAGGAACCGCCAACAGTGGCAACAGGAGCAGCTGCTATGACGGGGCGAATCCTGCATTTCGCCGACCTGCAGCGCATCTGCTCACCGGACGGGCCGGCGCCACGCCTCGTGGTGGTCTGCCGTTGGGCAGACCGGGAGGGCATCCGCTACCGCTACGACCGCAAGGGCCGGATCTGGACAACGATTGACGCTGTGAACGCCGCGCTCGGCATCACCGAGCCTGCGGCCAACCAAGAAAATGCAATGGAGCTGATCTGATGGGACGCGGTAGAAAAAGGAAGTTCAACCCAGCTATTCCGGCCCATATCGATCAGGCCGCCCTGCCGCAAGGCGTGTATTGGGAGGATGGCCGCTGGTACATCATCGAGGCGCATCCAGAAGGAGGCCGTCCTAGAAAAAGGACGGTCGCACACAAGCATTCGCGCCTTTCAGAACTGCATGCGATTGCGGAATGTGCACGGGGCGAGGTCGAACGAGGCACTCTGGCCTTCTTGGATGAGCGCTTCCAGAAATCCACCGAGTTCAACGCGCTCGCGCCTGGCACCCAGAAGGACTACAGGCAAAGCGGCCAAGCTGCCTGCGCCTACGTACTCAGAGACGGCAGCCAGCTTGGGCGAATGCAGGTGGCGCGAATCAATGTCCCTGCGATGCAGCGCTTGGTGGAGACGCTTGCGGCAGGGCGTGAGGCCACAGCGATGCAGCCCACGATCGAGCCGCGCCCGAGCAAGGCCAACCACGTGCTTCGCTACCTTCGTCGCCTATTCGGATGGGGGATACGGTTTGGATTGTGCGAACACAACCCGGCCAAGGGGGTGCGCCAGGCCAAGGAGGTGGCGGCCCACACGATGCCGGAGCAGGATGCCTTCACGGCGATATTGCGGTTTGCACAGCAGCGCGCCACCTTCGAGGCGCACACCAAGGGTAGCGTCTCGCCATACCTGCATGCGGTGATGGTCCTGGCCTACAACCTGAGGCTGCGTGGGGCTGAAGTGACCGATCTCACTGACGCGCATGCAGGCGAGCAGGGCATCTTGGCGACGCGGCGAAAGGGCTCGCGCGACAACGTCACGCTCTGGAACGAAGAACTGCGCAGCGCGTGGGCATGGCTGATTGAGTACCGCAGGCGGACGATGGCCGCACACGAGCGGCCGGTTCCTCTAAAGCCGGAGCAGCGCCGGCTGGTCGTCAGCCAATCGGGCACGCCATTAACGAAGTCGGCACTTGACAGCGCGTGGCAACGCATGATCACCCTCGCTATTCGGGAGGGCGTGATTGAAGAGGCTCAGAGGTTCAGTCTCCACGGACTGAAGCACCGGGGCATCACAGATACGGAGGGCAACCTGGCTGACAAGCAAGAAGCCGCAGGCCACAAAACCCAGGAAATGACGCGGCGTTATTCGCACGATGTCCCAGTTGTAAAGCCGCCTCGCCGGATTCCGTAGGGCAGGGATGTACTTCAATTACTTGGCCGTGGAACCGCGTTCCCGGCCACTTAATTTTCCCGGCAATTTTCCCGGATGCACAAAAAAGGCGCCTGCGGCGCCGTCTAAGTTGCTGATTTCATTGGTGGGCCGTGATGGATTCGAACCATCGACCAAAAGATTAAAAGTCTTCTGCTCTACCGACTGAGCTAACGGCCCACTGACCCGACATTGCGTCGGGGTGCGCATTCTACCCTACGCGGGCGTCAAGATAAAATGGCGTAGTGGGTGGGGTCGGGGACGCCGGCGTCGGCGAAGCCGGCAGCGCGCAGGCGGCATGCGTCGCAGTGGCCGCAGGCGCGCCCATCGGCGTCGGCGCGGTAGCAGGAGACGGTGAGGCCGAAGTCCACGCCCAGGCGCACGCCTTCACGAACGATGTCGGCTTTGCTGAGGAACTGCAGCGGTGCGTGCACGCGCAGCCCCGCGCCTTCCACACCTGCCTTGGTGGCCAGATTGGCCAGTACTTCAAAGGCGCGCACGAACTCGGGGCGGCAGTCCGGGTAGCCCGAGTAGTCCACCGCATTGACGCCGCAGAACAGGTCGTTGGCGCCGACGACCTCGGCCCAACCGAGTGCCAGCGACAGCATGATGGTGTTGCGTGCGGGCACATACGTGACCGGGATGCCGTCGCCACCGGCGTCAGGGACGTCGATGTCGTCGGTCAATGCCGAGCCGCCGATGCTGCGCAGGTCCACGTCGACCACCTTGTGCGCAATGACACCCTGCGCGGCGGCAACGCGCGTAGCGGCGTCCAGTTCCGATGTATGGCGCTGGCCATAGCGCACGCTCAGCGCGTAGACGGCAAAGCCCTGCTCCTGCGCGAGTGCGATGACGGCGGCGGAATCCATGCCACCGGACAACAGAACAACGGCTTTTTTCATGACGAATCGGTAATCACTGCGGAATAGGGCGAAAGGCTATCAGGGACGGCGGTGCAGGGCGACCAGGCGGACCATCATCGGTCCAGAGTGGGCAGTGAAGGTTCTGAAGGCGTAGGCACGGACGCTTGGAATGCGCTCGCAGTGTCCGGTCGAGCGCCGGCCATTTTCTTGGGCTGCAGCGCGCTTTGGCTCCATTCGCACGTCAGATACGCATGATCGGACGTTCACGTCCGTCCATTTATCGTTCGCTTCAATTTCAGGACCATGGCGCAATGGCCGAGCATCAGGAAGACGCAGCGAAGTCGCGCATTTACGAGGCCTTACTCCAGGCAACACCAGATCTTTTGTATGTGTTCAATATCCAGCACCGCTTCGTCTACGCCAATCAGGCGTTGTTGACGATGTGGGGCATGCGTTGGGAAGACGCTTGCGGCAAGACCTGCCTGGAACTGGGCTACGAGCCCTGGCATGCGGCCATGCACGACGAGGAAATCGAGCGGGTGATCGCAACACGCCAGCCGGTGCGTGGCGAAGTGCCATTCCCGCATACGGTCAAAGGCCTGCGTGTCTACGACTACATCTTCACTCCGGTGTTCGGGCCGGATGGCAAGGTCGAAGCGATTGCTGGCGCTACACGCGACATCACCGAAAACAAGCAGCACGAACAGCATCTGCAATTGTTGATCAACGAGCTCAACCATCGGGTCAAGAATTCGCTGGTGATGGTGCAATCGTTGGCGCGGCAGTCGTTCACCAACGCCGCCAGTCTTGCCGACGCACAGGAAAAGCTTGATGCGCGCCTGCTGGCGCTGTCGCGGGCACACGACACGCTGACGCGTGAGAACTGGGTCAGCGCCGATATCTTGGAGCTGACCCGCGACGCGGCCGCGCTTTACGAATCCAACGAGAGTCAACGTTTCACCCTGCAGGGCGGCTCGTGTCGGCTGGATCCGCGGCGCGCACTGGCGCTGTCGATGGCGCTGCACGAGCTGTGCACCAATGCGCTCAAGCACGGTGCATTGTCGTCGCCGGCTGGGAACGTGCTGGTGTCGTGGGAGCGCAGCACACGTGGCGAGCAGGAGCTGCTTGAGCTCTTCTGGCAAGAAGCCGGTGGCCCGCCTGTTCAGCCGCCCACGCGCAAGGGGTTCGGCACGCGTCTTCTGGAACGTGGTTTGAAGCATGACCTCAAGGGCGAGGTCAAGTTGTCCTTCGACCCGGCTGGCGTGTGTTTTCGCGTTTCCATTCCGTTGCCGCCAGAGCTTTCCGAGGCACGTCCATGACCATGCGTGTGCTCCTGGTCGAAGACGAGTCGTTGGTCGCGATGCTGCTGGAGGATTGCCTGGGGGAACTGGGTTATGAGGTGGCGGCAACCGTGGCCGACGTGGACGCCGCGCTGCAGGCGGTGCAGGCAGGCAATCTCGATCTGGCACTGCTGGACATCAATCTGGGCGGCACCTTGTCGTTTCCCATTGCAGAAGAACTGGACGCGCGCGGCGTGCCCTATATCTTCGTGACCGGCTATGCGCAGGGCGGAATTCCTGAAAAGTACCGGCATCGGCACGGGCTGCAGAAGCCTTTTCATTTTCGCGATCTAAAACACGCGCTATCGCTGTTGCAGCAGCGCAGTGCCGATTGATCCATGGCAGGTTTTGCTGCAGTTGGATGACACTGGCCGCGGGTGCCGCGTTCGATCAACAGCTTGCTGTGTTTTGGCGGTTCCATCGCCAGCGAACTGCTGTCGTTCGCGCGGGTGGTGCCCGATGACGCAATCTTCGCGTATCTGGGCGATGTGTTTTTGCTGCCTGAGCACCAGCGCAGGGGCTACAGCAAGGTGCTGATGGACGCTGTCATGGCGCACTCCAACGTGCAGGGGCTGCGCCGTCCTGCCACCAGCGATGCGCACGGGCTGTAAGCGGGTGACGGCTTTACGTCGCCGCTGTTTCCGCAGTCGCTGATGGAGCGCTAGCTTCCCTGGATGTATACGGCGTAGCTGAGCTACCAAGCGCGCCTTCTAGGGCGCGCTTGGCGGAAACGTTGGTCAGCGCGCTGCGGCCGCGGATGGCAGCGACATCATTACGCACACGCCAGCGGCACTTTGAGAGCAGCCAGCGCGGTGCGCAGTTGCTCAGGCGCTGCGCACCTTGTTCAATAGATGCGCAACCGGTGCTGCCGCGCGCGTATCTGCCCGACGTGCCTGCCCTGCATCGATCTTGAAGATGGCTACCGCGTCGGTGAGTTGCACGGCCTGTTCTTCCATCGAACGTGCGGCAGCCGTGGCTTCTTCCACCAGTGCCGCATTTTGCTGCGTGGTTTCGTCCATGTGGGTCATGGTCTGGTTGACCTGTTCGATCCCGGCAGATTGTTCCTGCGATGCTGCAGAAATCTCGCCCATGATGTCGGTGACGCGTTGCACGCTGGCTACCACATCGCCCATGGTCTTGCCGGCGCTGTGCACCAGTGCCGATCCTTCTGCTACGCGTTGGACGGAATCCTCAATCAGGTCCTTGATCTCCTTGGCCGCGCCGGACGAGCGCTGCGCCAGTGTGCGCACTTCCGACGCGACCACCGCGAAGCCACGGCCTTGTTCGCCTGTGCGGGCCGCTTCCACTGCGGCATTTAATGCCAGGATGTTGGTCTGGAAGGCGATGCCGTCGATGA